TCTCGCGTCTCAATCGTCCGCGGGTTGACACGAGCAACGCGGATCAGTCGCAGTCGCAGACGTACGGCTGGGGCGGCACATCGACACTGACGGGGCAGGGGCATCCGCTCGCCATTACGTACGGCACCATGAAATCGGGCGGTGTCCTGCTCTCCCGTCATATCGTCAGCGACGGGGCGCGGCAATATCTGCATCTGCTCTACTGCGCCGGTGAGGGAGAGCTGCAGGACATCCGCAATATCCGCATCAACGAAAATCCCGCCGATAATTACAAAGATGTACAGATCGATATCCGCCTCGGTACAAACGATCAGACGATCATCCCGAATTTTGCCGATAATTACGCGGATCAGGCGCTTAATTACGAGCTGTCGGGGGCGTGGGCAACGCATGAGGTACAGGGCAATCTCTGCACGGGCATTGAGCTCACTGTCGCGCTCCCCAACGGTCTCTATTACAGCAATGATGAGGGCGGCATGGATGCAACGGGGGTATCGCTGGCCGCAGAATGCCGCATTGTCGGCAGCGAAATGGACTGGATGCCGCTGCCTCTGTGCAATGCAACAGGGACGGATGCATTCCTGTCACGAAAAAACAATACCTGGGTAAAATCGCTGAACGGCGCGGCCCTCGTCGGCGGCTACTCCGGAGATATTCGCGAAGCGACGAACAAAGGAATCTATCGTGTTTATCGCTTTGAGAATCTGCCTCCGGGGCGTTATGAGGTGCGTATGCGCTGCGTCCACAAAGACGGCAATACCATCCGATATGTCAATCGCGTCTATTGGACGCAGCTGACGCAGATCGTCTATGACGACTTCGTGCATCCGGGCAAGGCGCTCATCGGCATCCGTGCACTCGCAACGGAGCAGCTGAGCGGCAACGATCCCGCCGTGACATGGGTGCAGGAGCGATCCAAACTCTACGTCTGGAATCCGTATGCCAAGGCGTATGAGGAAAAACGCGCAGATAATCCCGCGTGGGCTTGTTATGACATCCTGCATCAGTGCCGGCGCATCGGCGGGCGTTACATCGTCCGCGGCGAGCCTGCCGACCGACTGTCCTACGACATGTTCAAAGCGTGGGCGGAGCAGTGCGACAGCAAGGGGTATACATTTAACTACATATATGATTCGGCGATGCAGGTGTGGGAGGCGCTTCGTTATCCGGAGACGGTCGGGCGCGGCAAAGTCATCATGCAGGGGACGCGCTTTACCTGCGTCTATGATTATCCTGCACAGCCGTCACAGCTCTTCACCGTCGGCAATATTAAGCAGGACAGCTTCAAAGAGGAGTTCCAAGGCACACAGGGGCGCGCGAATGTTATCGAAATATCCTTTATGAATAAGGATAAGAACTTTGAGAGAGATGTGCTCCCTGTATTTTCGGACGACTATGACGCGAGCGAGGCGCTTTCCACGCCGACGCAGATCGAGCTCATGGGCTGTACGGATCTCAAGCAGGCGTATGCGCACGGCAAGCACGCCCTGCGTGCCAACAAGTACGAGCTGCGGACATGCACGTTTGATGCCTTTGTGGATGCGATCGCCTGCACGATCGGCGATGTGATCCTCCTGCAGCACGACGTGACGGAGTGGGGGTGCGGCGGCCGTGTAGTCAGCGTCGATGGCGCTGCCGTTACGCTCGATCGTATTGTCACGATGGCAGAGGGCAAGCAGTATCGTCTTATGGTACGCGACAGCAAGACTGATACGCTCCACACCTACGAGGTGCAGAGCGTATCTGGTGCGATCGTTACACTCGCTCAGGCGGCAGAGATTGCCGCCGATGATCTCTATACCTTCGGGGAGGCGACCAAGGAGGCAAAGCCTTTCCGCGTCCTGTCCATCACGAAGGGCATGACGGAGCAGACGCGCAAGATCACCTGCATGGAGTACTATCCGGAGCTCTACGCGGATGATAACACCGACGTGCCGATCATCGACTACACGACCCAGAGTGATAAGCTCACCGTCAACAATCTGCTGGTCGTTGTGGAGATCAAGACCCTGCCGGACGGCACAACGCTCTACGATCTGGCCGTTTCGTGGCGTCTGCCGCGCAGTGCCGTCGCGCACCAGACCAAGGTTGAGTACAGGCGTGACGGAGAGACGGAGTACACAACGCAGGGCGTATACGACGGCAACGCAACAAGCTCCGTGATCGCGGGCGTTGCAGCAGCCGTCAGTTATACCGTGCGCATCACCTGTTACAACGACCTCGGGCTTGCCGGAAACGCGGCGATGCAGACCGTCTACACCGCGCCGAAGGATGCGCCGCCCTCGAAGGTGCAGGACTTTTCCGCCCTCCAGGATGCGGGCAACAGCAGTGTCCTGCAGCTGGCGTGGAAAGCGAATCCGGAGACGGATATTCTCGGTTATCGGCTCTTTGACGGTGCGGGCAGCGTGCTTGTCGATCTGATCGGCGGCACAAGCTACAGCTATTTTATCCCGACATCCGGGACATACGTGTTTGGTCTCCGGGCGGTCAACCGCTCCGGCGTTGTCTCTGCAGAGACCGCAGATGTATCAATCACCGCGACGGTCGCAGCGGGCAGTGTTGCTGTGCCGGATGCACCGCATAGCGGCGAAGTACGACTGCAGGGCGGAACTGTAACGGCCGTATGGGAGGCTGTGACAAACACCTACATTGATTATTATGAGGTGCGCACAAACAGCAATACGGGTCAGCTGGCGGGCCTTCTCGCGAAGACAGCAGATATCCGCTCCACGGTATCGCTCACGGCGCGCAGCGGGGCTGTCCTTGTCTACGGACACAATCCGCAAAAGGGCTACGGCGAGCCGCTGAGCATCCATTACGATTTTCCGGCGCCGGCAGCACCGACGATCAAGATCACAAACACACTGCAAGGATTTAGTGCCTCCATCCAAAATAAGCTCGAGAATGTGAGCGGTACGCGCGTACATATCACCGGCGGCGGTATCAACGAGACACTCGAAACAACGGGCACTTTTGTCTCGTATGTCGGTGCGGCAGGTGTCTATACCGTGCAGGCGGCGTGTTTTGACTCTTTCGGGGACGGCGAATTGTCACCGGCGCAGGAAGTAATCGTAAAGGCAAAAATCGACAAAAACGATATCGAAAATCTGTCGATCGCGGAGAAAGACCTTGATGCAGCACTTGCCGAACGTATGCAGGACGTGCAGACGACCAAGGAGAGCGTATCGTCGATCGTTGCGAAGTTGTCCGGCAATCCGCAGGAATCCGGCTACAGCGCGATCACGCAGATCTACAACGGTCTGCAGCTCAAAGTCAATCAAGGTGATGTTGTAGCGGCTATCAACGTAGCTCCCGGCGGCGTGAAAATCGACGGACGTCTCCTGCATATTACAGGAAATACGATCATTGATGGCAACGTCATCGCAAACCATATGCTGCAGGCAGGTGCGATAACCGCAGATAAGCTTGCAGTAGACAGCCTGTCTGCTGTATCGGCAAAGATCGGAAAGCTTCGTACGAAGGATACAGGGGCGAGGACGGAGATATCGGATAATCTCATCGAAGTGTTCGACGAGGGCGAAAAGACCCGCGTTCGGATTGGGATATTTGAATAGGAGGTATCTGACATGGAAAAACAAGCAGGGGTACAGCTAATCAATGCACGGGGGTCATGCACGCTCGATACGCGCTGCGGGGTTACCCGCGTCGTTGGGATTGCGAGCCTTGGGGCAAAGAAACGGATGCGCATAGAGATCCCGAACCCTGGTAAAAACCGCATCTGGACACAGCTTGTTTTCAATGGCTCCGGATATGGAGCTTTTGCGATGAGTACCGACTGGAATCCGGACGAAGAGAAGCTGACAAAGGTAGAAACGTGGGAAAACCGCCAAGGCATTACGGTTACGCTCCCATTCAAACCGAATGCAGCATATGATCCGGAGTTCCCGAATGCGTATTACAGTGCTGATCTTGCGGCGCAGAACCCGCGTGCGATTATCTACGGCTTCTATTGAAAGGAGGATGGGCTCATGCGATATGCAGAAATCAGAAATGCCAACGGCTCTCATGTTATTGACGATCAATATCAAAACTATCGGCTTGATTGGGTACCGAATGTAAAAGTGCAGCGCTGTTTGACGGGGATGCACGTCGAGAAAAACGAAGCGGGCGAACGAGTGTGCACCTTCCCATATTATGACTACGCAAATGGTAAATCCTATGCGTGGCCACAAGGCGGAAATTACCCGGACCCGTGGTGCGCGAAAACTACTCCCAATAAAGACGAGGACATTTTCTCTGATTCGCCTGAGGTGCATTTTGACCGTCCACGGGATATGTGGACAACAGGAGCATTTTACGGATACGCAGGGTCCGGCATCCAATCCATGCTTGTGTGGAAAAATCCCGAGCTGAGGGCGCGGTTCTCGATCAGCCCTACGGACACCGTGCCTTATATTTTTGCCCTTGGTGCGGCCATGCCGAATATCGTCTATACCTTTGCAACCCTTTTCGATTATCTGAGCCAAACAACGACAGCGCATTTCGTAAGCTGCTGGCAGCGGAAAGCGTCATTGTCACAGTCGCTCGTAGATGGGAAATCGTTCCGCGGGGACAATGTCGGCTATACCGAATTTGACCACATAGGGTATTACCCGGATGATGTTTCCGGAGCGTCGCAGTATAAGCCACGGGAAGGCGAAAACTTCACGGTGGAGAGCTACCTAGAGGAGATGGAGACGGCCCCGATCCTCTATGCCTATGGACTAGCGGATTCCCACATTGGGCTTGATAAGGGCGAGTTCGTCATCAAGAATGAGCGCGGGGAGGTTGTCTTTAACAACCGCTACGACTATATGCGCATCCTTGACTATTTCCCCAGCGTAAACGCACTGTCGTTTGATGGGTCGGGCATATACAACTCGCCGAAAAGATACCACTACCCCGGCCGTAAGATCGCCGTTGTTGCGCTTTCGCAGAACGCCTGCTATGCAGCCGGCGTTGGCAGGGATGAGTGGCTGTACAATACGGGCTTTTGGTTCCCTGACCCGAGCACCGTGGAATTTACGACATGCGTGACGCCGTTCGTGCGCGGGGGAAATCCGGACCAATACCCGGGGCTATCACAGGAGTTTGCAAGTCTCGCATCACTCCTCGGCGTTATGATCCTCGACGTCACCGGGTGCACACCCGGATGGAAGCAGGAGGCTCAGACAGGGAAGCCGTTTTTGGTAGAAGTGGAGTAGGAGGACTCAAAAATGCTGAAAAAGTACATTGTCAACGGAAAAATCACCTACCCGCAGGGAGAAGGCACAATCACGAACTTCACGTTTACGAACGTGGAGACGGGCGAAATGTTCAGTCTCGCGACAAAGGATCAGGCAGAGGCGGATGAGATCACCTACGGAGATCACGTCGTGATCGAGGTGAGAAAGGATGACCCGCCGAAGAAAAAGGAGAAGTAATCTCATACGGCGCACATCAAAGCGGTGTGCGCCTTTTCAGTGCTCGGAAAGGAGCTAAGGAGCGTGGAAATTATGGCACAGGTATTGCAGAAACTGCAGGAGGGGTGGGGGCTCAAGCTCAGCATCTCTTGTGCGGTCTCTCTTGCATCCGAAGATCATGCACAGATTTTTGCGGCATTTGTCGCATTGGTCTGTCTTGACCTTGTGACTAAGTGGCTTTCTCTCTCTCGCAAATGCCTCATGGATTATGGGACAGAACGGCCGACGTTTTGGCAGTCCTTCTGCGGGATTCGCCGGGCGCGCCGCTTGGGGTATATCCGCAGTGAGGAGATGCGCACACGATTTACACACAAGATACTCACGTATTTCGGCGTTGTGGCAGCAGCGCTAATGCTTGATTTTATGCTGCTCAAGACACATGCGCCCGCATTTGCGGCAACCGTTGCAATCGGCTATCTTGCATTGACCGAGTTTGTCTCAATCCTCGAAAATATGCAGCGCTCAGGCGTAGAGGAGGCGGGAGCACTTGTTGAGATCGTCCGCAAAAAGGGCGGTATTAAAGGAGGAAATGACAAATGAAAGTATTTTTGAATCCCGGACACGCACCGAACGGTAACCCGGATCCCGGCGCCTGCGGGTGCGGGCTCAGAGAGTGCGACGTAGCAAAGAGCGTTGCCGACCTCGTAGAGCACTACCTTACGGCGGCGGGCGTTGCCGTTGTCGGCAATATGCAGTGCGATGATCTTTGGGATATCACCGAAACCGCAAACGCAAGCGGCGCAGACATTTTTGTGAGCATCCACTGCAACGCATTTAATGGCAGCGCGCAGGGCACAGAGGTTGAGGTGCATCCAGGCAGCACTGCGGGCCGAATGCTCGGCAGTTGCATCCAGAGGCAGATTGTGGACAGCCTCGGCACCGCAGACAGAGGGCTCAAAGACCGTGCTGATCTCTGGGTCATCAAGCGGACGGATATGCCCGCTGTCCTTGTGGAGCTTGCATTCATCGACCACGAGGGGGATGCTGCGCTCCTGCGTGACAGGCAGGATGACTTCGCACGCGCCATTGCGCGCGGCGTGACGGACTACGCCAATTAATAAGGAGGTGCCCTGAATGATTGAGCAGGCAAAGCGCATCGTCACAAAGCACAAAACGGTCGTGTTGGTGATCTTGTGTCTACTGATCGTTGGCATTGCCTATGCCGTTGGCCGACAATCAGCAGATCAGACGGCGGCCGAAAAGCCTGCCGTATTGACGCAGGAGCAGACGCAGGACAAGGCAGCACTGTGGGCGCAGCTCGACATCTCACGTGCGAATGCGGACGCTTTGCAAAAGCGGCTCGCAGAGGCACAGGCGGGACAGCGTGCACCGACAACGACATACTACGTCACCGCTCCTACGGTGGAGCGTGCGGCACAGGTCGTCGAGCGGCAGATCAAGACGGATGATCCTACGTTGCCACGGGCGGCGCGCGAAAAAAGTGACCGTACTGTGGTTACTCCCATCGTCAAGGATGCAGAGGGCAAAGACCTGGCGCCGGAAGAACAAAAGGTTGATGTATATAAGATCAACCTTAATAAGGCGCATAAGATCAAGGCGGGTGTCACGCAGATTGACACGCAGACCTACTGGACAGCAGGTCTGCAGCTTGGACGCTGGGAGGGGCTTGTGCATGGGCAATCGACAAAAGTCAAGGGCGGCAGCGTGATGTATACGGTCGCAGAGTGGTAATGTTTTCCATAGCTCCGGGGCTTCGGCTCTGGGGCTTATTTTTTGTTGACACTAACCTGAGGGGATTGACATAAAAGAGAAGAAAATCTATAATTTA